AATTTAATTCACTGTGAGGGAAAGCCATATATGAATCACCGTTAACATCACCTACACGTATAACAAATACACCTGCATCGTCATCACCTGATTCGTCTTGCCCTATTTCCCAACCCATAGCAGCCAATGTTTTTTGTGCTTTAATCATTTGCTGTTCTGTACCCAACCACCACATTGAAGCAAGTTGACGTAATAGTTCTTCTTCATCAGATTCACGGTCATCCCCACCGACTGGTGCGAATTCGTTCAGTAACCCTTCCGCCACAGCTTGCTCTACACTTTCGCTTGGGTAGGTTGCCCCGTAACCTACCCAAGCAGGTGCGGTGTAACCTTGGGGAAATTCCTTCAAATGTTGAATAGTTCTGTGCCAACCTTCAATCAAATCATAACCGTTTGATAATTTAGCAACGATAATAGGTTCTTCACTCACGCCTTTTTGTTGAATTATTTTTAATTGCTGTGCGTGTCTTTCAGCGTCACGCGGAACTTGAAAAGGATTAGAACTACCACCTTCACGACTTAAAATCATTCTTTGCGTTTTAGGAGTAAAGATATCCATGGTTATTGGTAGTTTTTCTAAACGCCATTGCACTTTACCAAAATCATTTCTGTTTCTTTTTAGAAAATCATCTAACTCGGTTTGATTACGAATGCCCTTTGCTTGTTGATATAAAAAATCTCGTTGCACATATTCAGGCCATTGTGTTCTTGGAAATTTAGACTGAACCCAGGTCCAAAGTTGGTCACGGATCTCATTTAATTTGCCTTCCGTCACACCTTCAACAATGAACTCTGTTGCTCTCATTTAGCCCTGTACCCAAGTCAATGGTTGACTGTAATCTACATAACGTTTTAGTTCTTCAATAAGTTCTTGTTGTAATTGTTTAGATTCAGCTTTCATTGCCGCACCATTCAAACTTGTACCACCACCTGGACCTGCAATACTTGCAAACTTCTCACGTGCTTCACCAATGATACCTTTTAATATAGCATATACCCAGTCACCAATCCAAACACCAGCTCCCGGATCTTGTAATAATACTTCTTGTGTTCTTTGTACATCTGCCCAAATAAGGACACGTTCTCCGGATCCTTTTGGATCACGAACAATACGTAATACTTTAGTTACTGGATCAAATGTATAAACTACATATCCACCAAACATACGTGCGGCTAATTCAACATAACCAGCATAGAAGTCATATGTTGCCATACCACCTGCATAGTTATAGTTTAGCAAATATGTATTAAGAATAGCTGAACTGAATGGATCAAATGAACTACTTGAAGGTCCTGTTTCTAGTCCAACCGTTCTACGATATAAACATCTGACGTTAATGAATTCTTGTGGTAGTGTATATGTATCAACATTCTTTTCTATTGTGAAAAGAGTATAAGATTCTGCCGTAGCATTTTGCGCTCTTTGACGATAGACTTTGATAGCGTAATTATATGCTGCCTCATAGTGTTGAGGATCTAATTCTAAGTCAATGATACCATCTCCTAGACGATATCTGACGTTTTGGAATAGTGCCTGTTTTAGTTCATCTAATGTTAGACCAGATGGCGTAGATAGTATATTTGCAGTAGCTGATATTGTCATAGTTGTTTACCTGTATAATGTATTTATCAGGTTACGCCATAGGGACTGTTTATTGAATACCGGAGGTACCGGCTAAACCGTATGCTACACTTGATAATGGTCCACGAACGCTTGCAGTAGCAGTATCTGTTGCATATGTTATTCTATCTACTCTTGATGTTCCGCCACCGGCCGGCCCGGGTCTAGTTCCTGCCGCAATCCATCCATATAGGGTACTATCGGTTACACCTGCAGAACCATATCTTGCAACACTTGTTGGACCACGCACACTAGCCGTTGTAGTATCAGTTGCAAAAGTTATTCTATCAACGGTTGAATATACTCCGCTACCACCGGGTCCGTTATATTTACCACCGGCATACCAACCGTATGTGATATCAGTTACTGCAGCCAATCCATATTTTGCTGAACTTAAAGGACCGCGTATACTTGTAGTAGCCGTATCATTTGCATAATCAATACGTTGAACGGTTGATAATAATGCGGCTGCAACATTATATCCGCCACCAAACCAGCCGTAACTTGTAGTTCCTGTTGCGGCGCCTGCATACCCGTATGCTGCACTTAAAGAGCCCCTAATACTTGCGGTTGCTGTATCTGTTGCATATGTAATACGATTTACTGTTGAATTACCGCCTTGACCGCCACCAAACCACCCATCAGTAGTATTACCAGTTGCGGTGAGTTTTACTCTTGTAGAACTGAGCGGACCACGTAAACTAGCAGTTGCAGTATCTGTTGCATATGTAATGCGGTCTACTGAAGATACACTAGTAGGAGAATCTCCACCCGCAATCCACCCATAAGTTAGTGTTCCGGCACCAGCACCATAAAATCTTCCTACTGTTAGTGGGCCTCGGGTATTTGCAGTTGCAGTGTCACTGGCATATGTTATTCTATATACACTTGATGAATATGTAAACGGAGAAGTTGTCGCTCCCCCTGATATCCACCCTGCTGTAGCTACTGATGGTGGTGATGGTGGTGCAACTATATCCACTCCACCACTAAATGAAATACCACCTGTTATTGTTATTGACATAATTGTTACCCTTAGATACGTATATTGTATTTATCAGGTAACAATTATTACTTACAAATCGCCGGGCTTACGATTCTCACTATAATATGCATCAAAACTTCCACCGGGATATCTACTCTCTAATTTACGCACATTCTCTGCAATAACTTCATTTGGATCTAAATTCAATGCACGACAAGCATTAATCCAATACCACATAACATCGCCTAACTCACGCTTTAGGTGAAATACTTCGGCTTCAGTTAATGGTTTACCCTGAAAAAACATCTTCTTGGGCACTTCAATAAACTCTCCAGCTTCAGCCGCTAATCCTAAACAAGCTGTAAGTAATAGTGGTACATTGATATCAGGACCATGTACTCCATCACCGATGTAATTACCATCAAGTTCATCACAACGGTCCATAAACGTAGTTAAATCATTGCTTGCTTTGCTGGTTACAGCTTCTACAAAATCTTTGTATTTGTTTAAATTAATATTCATACATAATCCTTATACATTAATTTTCTACCTTCTTCTCCGAGACTCTGTTCAAAAATCTCATTTGTTCTTTGCATCATTGCACAGGCTAACATAAGCCTTTCGGTATCATTATCAGTTAACATTAATGACTTATCAATCAGAATCATTAGTTCTCTCATTCTAGCTTCAGTGTTATTCATATTACCACGCTTTCAAAATAATCATTGCATCATTAAAGCGACCATTGGGTGTAGTAGATACTGCTTTAATATCTTTAAAATACTTACGAGCGGCTGGCTTACTACCCATAACTTCTTTAATCTGCTCACTAGGTTTGCGTAATGTTTTTACTTCACTCTGTGCAGTATCAAATCCCAACAACGTGCTACCCTTAACAGTAAACGTTTTACTATAGTCATCGGCAATGTAATGATGTAACTTGCGTTTGGCAGTGTCGTATACCCATGCTTCGGAACTTCCGTGAAGCTTGATAGGACTGATACTCATTAAATCAAGTTTACTTGCAGTATCTTTGAACGTTTTAAGATACTTAAGTTTTGCCACAATCTTCTCCACTGGTACAGCTTTACGTGCCCTAGGAGCTTTAGCGGCTTTCTTAACACTAATGTAACTGTTTAAATCACTAATAACCAATTCAATAAACTTTACAACGTTTTTCAATTGTATTTTATTTAATTGTGAATAACCCTGTACTAATTGACTATCAGTACCTTTCAATGCTTCTTCAATTTCATTCAGTTTCTTTTTCCATACATCGGTTAACAAACTGATATGTTGCGGCATTACATTCTTTTTAGCCACTTCATCTATTGGTCTTAGTGTATGTTTTGATCCAGCACCTGATGTAATGTATTCATCAAACAATCCTTCAAGTTCACCACCAGCTTCACGTGCTTTATCTTTTAAAATGTCCTGAATGTTAGGTCGAGTGGGTGCCTCTACCACTATTTCAATAACTTCAGGTTTGTTTACTGTTTCCAATAAACGTTTTATTTCATTTTGTAATGTGTTTGATTCTGTTTCAGATAGTTCTAGTCCACGCAATTCCATACGTGCTAACCAAGCTAGAGTATTGATACATTCTTTCTCATCAATTTTACGCATAATTTTAGCCTCTTGCGGGCGTTCACGTAGGTCTAAGTATTGTGATAAGAATTCTTTAGCATCTTTCTTACCATAGAATCTTCCATACCATGTGAAACTACGCATAAGTGCGACTCTACGTCTATCTTCATCGGGTTGTACGGCAAACATAGGTTCAGGACCTAAATATTCAGTGTCCGGGTCTCTAGGGTTAAGTGTCTTAACCTGTGAATAATCACTAGCTTTAATGATTTTACTTGCGGGTTTACGTGTTGCCATTAGTTTCTCCTAAATTTATAGCGCATTTATGTATTATAGCAGATGTTCCATTTGTTGTCAACCTTTAAGTTGACCCATTTTCTAATTCTATTTAATGAACCGACTATAAACGATAAATAATAGATATGCCTAGATTATCACTATATCACCCAACAAAATCAAACGATTATCGATTCTTTGATAGAACAATATCAGAGATGTTTACTGTTGGCTCCACAGATTTATATATTCACAAATACTTAGGTCCTACAGATCAGGGTGCAAGTATTGATTATACACAACCTCAATATGACTCATTAGATCCTACTAATATACAGGATTTACTATTTTTAGAGAATAGAGATAGAACATATGATCCTAATATTTATAGATTACGTGGACATTATAATGTACAGAATTTAGACTTTGATTTAAGCCAATTTGGTTTATTCTTAAATAACGATATTATCTTTATTACTATTCATTATAACGATATGATTGATTTAATTGGTCGTAAGTTAATGGTAGGTGATGTATTAGAATTACCTCACTTACTAGATTATAATCCATTAAAAGAAACTATACCAGTAGCATTAAAAAGATTCTATCAAATAACTGATGGTAATTTTGCTAGTGAGGGATTTAGTCCTACATGGTATCCGCATTTATGGCGTATTAAATGTGAACCATTAGTTGATAGTGAAGAATTTAGTCAGATATTATCTGAGCCAATTGATCAGGATAATTATCTTGGATTATGGGATGCTACTAGAACATATCCAGCTGGTTATACTATTACATTCGGTGATAAGAATTACCTATCTAAACAAGAAGTACCAATTGGTATTGTTCCGCCTAATACAGTATATTGGGAACTTGATCCTAATCAGAATCTTAAAGATATACTTGCTACATATAATAAAAACTTACAAATCAATAATGCTATATTAGATGAAGCAAGTAGATTAGTTCCTAAAGCAGGTTACGATAGAAATAATTTATATATTGTACCTACTTACGGTGAATATGAAAGTGATACTGAATTATCAGGTAAATATAATCAACCTGCTCCTCCTATAAATGTTGTTGCCAATAACAATGGTGCTCCTGTTGTTGCTACAGGTGTCGTATCAATAGTTCGTAGTCCTGCTTACAAAAACGCAAGTCCTATATTACGTATATCTAAAGCAACTATTCAAAGTATATGGGATATGTCAGAAAACATATTAGTTGATCCTTTACAACCTGCACGACAAATTAATTTAGAAACTGCTACTATTGCACCAATACTAATTGGTAACGGTTCAGGTGCAGTTGAAGGTGAGATTGTATTAACTGCATTACCAACAGGACCTATTACAGGACCATATGGTACTGCAGATAATACATATGCGTTTGCCGATCAGAATCCAGTAGCACCAAACTTTACTGGTACAGAACCATATGGTCCAAATACTATGGACTATCGTGCAGATGCTGATCCAAGATTCCAATTCATTGCACGTAGTAGTCCAAGAAGTTTTGGCTATACTACTGGTTACTTAGATGGAACTGGCGAAGCACCAAATGGATTCCCAACAGGAGCAGGTATTAGTTTCCCGCAAAATCCACAAGTAGGTGCATATTTCTTACGAACAGATTATCTACCTCAAATTCTCTATCGTTGGGATGGTAGATTATGGGTTCGCATATCTAAAAACGTCAGAACACCAACAGGATTCACTGAAACAGATTTGTCACAACAATCTAGTTTCATAAATAACAGTAACGTTACAATAACAACTGATGGTACTGAGATACCACAGAAACAGGCTCTATCAACTATTTTGACAATAGCCCCAGATCCAATACCACCGGTGATATAATATATGGCAGCTTTCTTTTATGATAATCAGGTACGTAGATTTCTAATTCAATTTGGAAAAATATTTAGTAATTGGTATGTTACTAAAGGTAAAGATCCTGCAGGCAATGAGATACTTGTTCGTGTACCGGTTATGTATGGTGATAGTAGTAGACAAGCGGCTACAATCATTGCTAACAACAGTGCTAGTAATTTACCTAGTGCTCCGCTCATAACATATTATATTACTGCTTTAGAATACGACCAAAAGAGAACACAAGATCCTACATTTATTGATAAGATTCAAGTTCGTCAACGTAGTTATAATGCCGAAACACAGCAATATGAAACAGTACAAGGACAAGCATTTACTGTTGAAAGATTAATGCCTGTACCCTATACATTGCGTATGAGTGTAGATTTATGGACAACCAATTATAATCAAAAATTAGAATTGATTGAACAATTAGGTACACTATTTAATCCTTCATTAGAAATTCAATCTACCGATAACTTTATTGATTGGACTTCATTATCAGTTGTTTACCAAGATGGATTAACATTTAGTAGTAGAACTATTCCACAAGGATCTGGTAATCCTATTGACGTATTAAGTTGGAAATTCTATATGCCTATATGGATTAGTAATGCGGCTAAACTCAAAAAGATGGGTGTTATTGAAAAGATTATTGCTAGTATCTTCTCTGGTAAAGCATTAGATGATATACAAAATGATGATTTGTTAT